ACAGAGCCATTAATCAATCTGAGAGTTAATGCGCTTTCGTTTGATTTAACAATGTATTCCTCTGGGATAGTATGTATAAGCATATCCCAAGCGATCTCTTTAGCCGCTCCGTAGGTAGGTGCTACATACCAACAGTTTTTATTCTTTCCAGAGGTTGCCGCTTTAAGAAGTTCTGTGACGGATAGATGTGTCTTGCCAAATCTACGCCCTGCCACGCAGTTGCGAAAACGAGCAGGATTACAAAATATTTCACTTTGCGGGGGCGTGAGTTGCATTGCTATCTACTATAATATTGATAGGCGGTATTTCTTGTACGTCTGACTCTGTTTCTTTCCATCCTGCTTGCGTTTTAAGGTAAAAGATATTAGCCGCTACGTTACCCTTCTTGGCTAATTGAATAAGATTCATGCCCATACTTGCCACTTGTCTCACCTTGCCCTTTTTATATGCGGTAGATACTTCTGGCTGACGATTCTCGACTTCTCTTAATGTTTTCTCGGTTATGCCAAAGTAATCAGCTACTTGGCTTTTATTGAGTACAGCAGAAAGTGCCTGTAGTTCGATAATCTGCTTGCTATCGAATACTACTGGCGGTCTGCCACCCCCTTCACCCTGTTTGCCATTCTTCATCTTAAAAACCCTGCCAGTGCGTAAAAAACCAAACTGTTTCTATATCCGCCTTCATGTGTCGGTATTATCGGGGTAACTCCGTGCAAGTTACGCCATGCGGGGTATATCAACAGGCTTCCCGCAGGTTGCTCAAAGCAAGCATCATAATCTGGGACATATAAGCACCCGCCCTCTGAATTGTGTCGCTTGGTGTAAATAGCGTTCATCGTGCCTTTCGCGTTCGCTCTGTCTCTGTGAAATGGCGCACTGATATTGAAATTGCTAATTGATGACGTAAACAAATTCCCAAACCGCCATTTTTCATCAACGCCCGAAACAGCCTCAGAATGCGTTTTAACGGCTTCTGGTAAAAGCCCACCCATTACCCCTTCTAATTCATTAGACGCCATTAGCATTGCTTTAACAAACGTCTGCGCTGTCTTTACCGCGTGTACTCCGCTTCTGTTGTGATAAGTTCGCCTCATGTGTGGCTTTTTGGGGATGCTACCAATAATGGTGCTGTATTGGGCTGTGCCGATCTTCATAGCTTCTCCATAGCTGATATTGCGCTCTTTAGCGATTTGCATTATATCAGATCGTTTCAACATTGACTTTGGAACTCTGTTACTAAGAAACTCGTTGTTGGCTATGTCTATCAGATTCGCCAACTTGGGAGACAAAGCAGACGCATCCTTGATGTACGCGCCTATCACTTCTCCGTTGTCTCTTAACAAACAGGATTCTGTTACATTAGGCTTGATGTACTCGCACTTTTCGCCCGCCTTTCGCCCATGCTCCACCTTAACTAAATCTATCGCTTGCATATGATGCTCTCTATTAAGTCAAAAGCCTCTTGGCTGTTCTGTACGATTATGTCAGCGTCTATATTGTTAACTCTAGTCTTTATTGCGGTCAAGTGCCTCTCAGATTGCTTGCTGTTGCGCTTGATCCTACCTTCCTTGCCATCGCCTTGTATCTTGATGATGTACGGATCGCACGTTTCTATAAAGGTTTTGTTGGTGAATCTATCGCCTTCACAAATAGCGAACATTCCGCGCTTGGCTCTAGCCTTCTCAAATTTGGCGCAGTCCCGCATTATCCCCATTGATAATTTATCGCCCCCCTCAAAGGTGCTATCATCGTAAACGCCCAACGCCAACATTTCCCCATTTGTCCTGAATTTAAACAACCCTACACAGCCCTTCATATTCAATTTGTGAGCCTTGATAATTTGCTTCATCACCCAAGTCTTGCCAGTACCGCAACACCCGACCATCAGAATGCTGTTCATTTGAACTCCTCTAAATACTTGTGATCGTAAGTTTCGCTTCGATACTGCCAAAGCACATCCCAATAAACGCCTTCTTTCACCGCTGACTCCAACGCCTTTATTTCTTTGTGCATTCTGTCTAGGTAGTACCCGACATACCGCTTGCCGCGCCTGTATTTTTTGTAAGCGCACAGCGTTGTTTCTATCTGGAATACGTTGCCTTTCTTGGTTTTTAAAAGCCTCAAAAACTCATTGTGCAGATACACGGCATCTTGTCTGGTCAGGTTTTTGTCCACAAGGTCGATCCGATCTATTGCGTAAGCCAAGCCATTTCTGCACGACTCAGCTTCAACCATGTTTAGATAAGGCGGCTTTTTGTTTGTGTCGGTTATCGCGTTTAACACATCAAGGTAATTGAACAGACTGAACCTGCCAAAGTATTTAATGCTTTGTATCTTCTTGTAAATTTCTTTCCAGTTTTCAACATTAAAATACTCTTGCTGACTGTGCCTAGCTAAACTTCTGTATGACTTGAAGCTGTCTATCACTTGATCGTTAGACTTCACCCGCAACCTGTCGGTCTGAAACAGGCATTTGCTTTTATTCTCCACCCACCACGCGCTCAATCTGTCGGTGTCTACGCATTCATAATCAGGGAATTCGTTGTACATATAAAAAGCAGTTGGGGCGCAATAGCTTAATCCGTACAAATACGCTATCCAATGCCTTTGCTCCATATTCAGCTCGAACCTGTCGGCAAGGTATTTCAGACAATTTATCGCGGGGTCAACATCGCCAACAAGCAGACTAAGGTTGTGATACTCATCGTAGCTCATCGGATTATTCACAAATTGAACCCGCCCTTATTAATTCGCATTCATCAATTCCCGACCTTTTGAATATATCTTTGGTGCTTGCGAATATCGTTGCGTTTAAACCAACGCTTTTCCATAGAGGGCGCTTATTGTTCCTTAACCCAAACAACCTGCCATCATTAATCCCGACTGAGGCAAAAGTGGGTTTCTGGGCGTTTCTGAAGGTCTTGTCGGTGTACTTCTGGAGCAGAACGTGCCCATCATTATCAGATGGCATCTTGATGCCGTATTCTTTCTCAATCCCGCTCTTGGGCTTTTGCGATATTACCCCATTAAAAGCTATTGCCAAATTGCCGTCTTGCAGTGGCTGATTGTTGCTTTCTTCCCTGTAATCTCCAGATGTGCTGTACCTTAAATGCGCTATAAAAACGTCTGGCGCTTCGGCATTGATGGAGTCTAAAAACTCATTAAAATCCAAGAACTTTCTTGTTTTCAGGGTTTTGCCCGCGCAAAAAGAATACCCAAAGCTATGAACGCCCCTTATCCTACTGTTTTCAAGCAACCTGCTAACAACTGTAGCATCGTATGTACCGCTGTAGCCCACAACCGCGCACATTATTGGTCAGACTCTAGCTTGTCCCTTTCGCTCTGCAAGTACCTTAAGATCATGTACCCGACATTTGCCCCCTGCGCTCTCCAATAAGACACGATCTCAACCGCCTCTGGATAGTGATCTGCTTCAAACTCAATCAGCAGAGCCTTCTTAACGTCATCTTGCATAGCCTGAACATCGTCATCCGATCCATCGGATTCGTCATCAAGTATTGAGTAATCAATTTCTTCGGCAAAACTGGGCAACGTGTCCCACCCCAATACATCAAGGTCAAAATCAAGGTCAGTTAAAGAATCCAGTTCTATTTTCAGTAATTCATCATCCCAACCTGAGTTGAGGGCTAATTTGTTATCGGCTATCACATAAGCCTTTCTTTGGGCTTCTGTAAGCCCCTCTAGCGTTATAGTAGGCACTTTATCAAGACTTAGCAACTGCGCGGCCTGTAAGCGACCATGCCCTGCAATAATACCGCCATCATGATCTATCAAGATAGGATTAGTAAATCCAAATTCCTTTATGCTTGCCGCCACTTGTTGTACTTGCTGTTCACTGTGAGTTCTTGAATTGTTTATATAGGGGACAAGTTCCCCAGTTGATTTGTACTCTATAGAAAGCATTAGACCTCAGTGCCGAATAATTCTTCGGATAATGGTTGTGGGATTATTGGTTCGGGTGGTGGTTCATTTAACTTGGCATCGACTTCTTCACACCAGTTAATGATCTCAGCCCTGAATTGTTGCCTGTTGTATTCAGCATAGCCAAGAGTCTGAGTGATCTGATCTATCTTATCAAGCAAATCAAACCACTCTCGCTTGTAAACTTCATTGATTTTGGTTACTAATTGCAACTCCATACTATCACCTGTATGTAATTAGTTGCCGTATTGTACTACAAATTACTAAAAGTGTTAATTAAATTCATCTTTGGCTATAGCGCATAGGCTGATAACGCAAAAAACGATCATATATAGAATCATAAGTGCCTCTCTGGTTAGTGGAGGCGGCATTCTATAGACAAATAAATATGACGTAAAATGCTTATTAAACATCTACGCCATATCAAATATTAATAGTCCGTTATCGACCACCAGTGGACTAATCTGGCTCAATAGGCTAGGGGTGCCTTGGTCTATTTGTTTCTCTCTTCCCATCGTTTCTGTGCATCTTGCACTATGAAATATGCCCCTCTCATCAGATACGCGAGAATAATAACTGCTGTAATCGTGCCTAAAAACTCTATCATGCTGTCACCTCATTTTGACAATACTTCCACGCATCAACGCGGATATTATGAATTTTGCGTCCCATCTGAATCAATGTAGACGCGTGGTTTTTCGTTAAGCCGTTATGCTCTGCTATGCAAGCCACTGTTAGGTAGTTGTTCACATAGTCTATATAAAACGCCTGTAATTGATCGCCTAGTCGATCGTGCTTATTCATGTTATTGCCCTCTCTCATAGCCTGCAAATGGCTCTGGTTTAGTTTGATTAACCCTGTCATAAGAATCCTGCACTAAGTCTCTTAGCGTTGATTCCAAGCTAAGGTAGATATCATCTCTAATAACTGCTGATATGCTTTGACTTGCAGAGTTGGTATACAGTTCATGTATAAAATCCTCTGGGTTAATTAATACTGGCGGTAGTATATCATCCCACCAAGTTTTCATGTTTAACAAAAAATGGTAGCAGATACTGTCTTTATGAGTGTCGTTTAGTTCCATAACGTCACCATCCCAGTTTCTATATTCTGGGTGTAAGTCATCTACCATCTGGTCTAATACAGATTCAAATTTAACTAAACTCATTTTAAAATCCCCCAACTATGTACATTTCGTAACCAAAAGCCATAATTACTGCGACTGCTGTGCCAGTAATAAAAGCCATGAACATATCCATCTGACGATCTGCTTTCTGGGTTTTCTCAAATTGCTTTTGAGCCAAGTAACGAGCGGCTCTGTTTTGAGCGGCTATTCTTTTATTAGTAATTTTCATTGCGTTTTCCCTTAATTGATTGCCCCCGAAGGGGCGGTTGATTTTATTTAGAAGGTTTTCCGTTGGCTACAAACTCATCCCAATGGCTTTCTGCCCATCTATAAAGGTCGTTATAGATAGTGTCTTCCCAAGCCCCATCATCACTGCGGAATTCTTTTTCTATATAAAGCGCACCTTTTTCACATAAAGCACCGTAAGTTCCTGCGGCTTCGTGTTTGCTCCAACCTGCATCGGTTAGCACTTCAACATGGCACCAAGTGAACGTATCATCTTCTAAATCCATTGGGCGATCACCGCACATACCTGAAAGGCATTCATTAACAAGGTGAAGGGCGGCAAGTTTTTCGTTTTGAGTGAAGTTATACATAATTTATTACCTTTATTTATTGATTGAAGTTACATTAAATACTATTTTAACCTAATTGATTGCCCCGAAGGGGCGGTATATTATTTTATCTATCAAATCCATTCAGCACAGCCGTCAGGATCAGCTATGTATTCGTCTAAAGTTGGAATCAAAGAAATCCAAGACCATTCCTGATCGTG